ATGATCGTGAGCGCGGCCGTATTCGGCGCGTCGTTCAAAACATCATCGATCCGCACGCGGCCGACGCGGGCGAATTTCGTCAGGTCTTGCCCCGCGATAAAGACGCTGACCGCCGAAGGATCCGCCACGGGTCACGCCGTCCCGAGGAGTCGCCCGCCGCGCATGCCCTGCATAACGGCACTGGAGACTAGGTCGCTCACCATCGAGCGCGTTTGCGGATCGTCGGTACTGAACATCCCCGACATATTCACGGTGACGGTGACGGCCCCGCCCCCGCCGCCGGCGCTCCAGCCGGCGCCGGCCGCGCTCGAGCTCAACGTCGGGCCCATCCCGTCCGCAAAGGCGGCGTTGACCTGGTCGACCGCGGCCAGCGCCGGGTCGATCATCACGCGATCGAGTCGCGCGAACTCCGCGGCGATCCCGTCGACCATGTCGGGCACATACGAGAATCCGACAACCGAGTTGAACATCCATTTGAACGCGTCGACGATTTTCTCCGGGTCCTTTGAAATCTCGTCGATCAGACCCCCGAGCTGGTCCTGTAGCCAGAATTTCATCTGGTAGTACCAGTTGGCGACCGTATTGATCACGGACTTGAACGCGGCCGGCAAGTCCACGGTGAGAAACGCGGTAATCTTTTCGGTGGCTTTTTTCAGGAACGCGACAATCTCATCCCAATAGAAATAGATCCCCGCGGCGAGCGCGGCAATCGCCGCGATGATGACGGCCGGCCAGCCGATCAGGCCGGCCACAAATGCGGCGATCGCTTCGCCTGCGCCCAGGAGTGCGCCCCCGATAAAGCTGAGGGACGCGCCGAGTCCCTCGAGCACCACGGCGCCGAAGGACGCGATCGCGCTCCCCGCGCCCGAGAGCGCGCCCCCCAGGCCCGTCGCGCCCAGGATCGTGACAAGCGACGCGAGCGAAATCAGCACGGGCTCGATCGCTTTCCCGATGCTGTAGGTCCCCAGGGCCACCGACTGCGCCCATTCAGGCATTTGTTGAAACAGCCCAAACAGCGTTTCGAGACTCTTGTTGAGCTGTTTCCCGATCACCTCGTCGATGCTGGACATCTGATTTTTGATGTTTTGCAAATGCCCCGCGGCCGTGTTCAATTGCGCCGTGTATTGCCCCGCGAATTTCGTATTGATGGCGTCCATCATTTGGGCGAAGTTCATCCCCGGGACGTACGAATCGCCCAGGATGGTTTTCAATCGCCCCAGGGCTTCGCCGTCGCTCGCGGCCGCTTTGATCAAGATATTGGACGCGTTCACCAAATCGGTTTGCCAGAAGGCGGCCAGGTTCATCGTGGCTTCGAGCGTGCTTTTCATCGCTTCGGGGCCGACTTTCCCGACCGTCGTAAACAGGGCGATCGCGTCCTTGATCGCACTGTCGGAAAATGTCGACACTTTGGACAGACTCGTCGCCATGTCCTCGTACGCCTGGATCACGGCGGGGGTCGCGAGCCCGGCGTCAATGAGCGACTGTTTCAGTCGCACGTTCGACTGTTCGGCTTTACTGAATTCGCTGACGTAGCCGCTGACAAACGTCGTGACGTCGCCCGCGAAGTTTCTAAGTTGCTGCGAATTGAGGACGGACCAGGCCTGTTTACCGAATTCCGCGATCCCCGCCCCGACCGTCCGGAGGCTCGTCGCCGCTTGGGCGACCGCTTGATCCAGCGTCGCGCCGACTTTGCCCGCCGCGGCGACCAGCTCGTCGGTCGACGCGGTCGCGGACTTCGCCGCGTTGATAAACGACGAGAAATCGGCGATGAAATTCGCGGTCAGCGGCATCGGTTAGCGTCTCTGTTTCTCCGCTTCCGCGTTGAGCTCTTCGATCAGGAACTCGTAGTAGTGCATGGGCAGATCCCAGACGTCGTCGAGCGTCCAGCCCATCAGCCGACAGATTGCAAAATCGGCGCGGGCGTGGTCGCGCCAGACATCATTTTTTTTTCTGAGGCGACAAACGCGCGCATCGATTGATCGTGCTCTTGAATCGCCCGCTGGACTTCCATGTAGGATTCGGCGTCGATCGCGTCGAGCGCGGCCCGCACGACGGCCGGCGGTTGATCGCGAATCACCACGGGGCGCCCGTCAAAATCCGTAAACGTCCAATCGAGGAGATACGCCATCACGGTCGCGACGCCGCTTTCAGTCGGGTCGATTTCAAACGCCAGATCCTTCCCGCTCGCGGCGGTCGCGGCGTCGAGTCGAACCGGTTTTGTCGCCGCGCGGACGAGCTCGCGGAACTCCCCCGCGGTCAAAAACTTTTTGACCGTGATCGAGTCGCCCCTCGAAATCGGGATCGTGTCAATTTCCGGACGTCGGACGCGCGAGCCCATTGGACCCCTCAGTCGTCATGGGCCCCAGGCGGGCCGTAAATCGGCCCCCCTCGAGCACCAAGGATTCGATTTCCCACCGCCAGGCGCCCCCTTTGAACGGGGCAACGAAAAAAAGCGGCCGTTGCGCGAGCTTGAACCGGTCGACGGCCCCGGGGACGAGCGCGCCGGTCGCGGTCCAGCCCGTCCGCGCGTCGCGCGTGACCGCGTAGCCTTCGACCGCGGCCGCGTTGTAATACGACCATTTGAGCGCGGCCACGCGCCCCCGGATCCCGCGGTACATGACTCAGGGCAGCGCCGGTTCCATCGTCCAGGGCCCCGCGGCGACGAATGACCCCTTGACCGTGATCGCGCCATCGTGCGCGACTTCGAGTCCGGCGTCGAGATAGGCGAGCCCCGTAAACAGGTACGTCGGCGCGAGCGTCGAGGGGATGAGCTTCAGCAACGCGGCGACGTCGCCCAGGGCCACCCCAAACAAGACTTGACTCGCCGCCTCATCCCAGATCCCGCCGATGTCGCCTTTGATGTCCGGCAAGCCCTGCACGTACACCTTGTTCGTGTCGCCGAAACACGTGGCGTCCGCGCGGTCGCGCGCCATGTCCAGGGTCCACGAATTGAGCGACGCCACTTCCACGGCCAGCGCGCCCCCCGTGGGATCCATCTCGACCGATCCTTTGCTCCCATGTCGTCGTGCCATTGCTCCCCCTTAGGCGGGCGTGACGGTAATTTCATAGCGCGCGCCGCGATGCTGCCAAATGTCGTTGTTCGCCGTTTCCGTGTACCGAATGCGATCGACCCACCGCGCGACCATGAGCGTCGCCCCCGCCGCGGCCGGCAAGTCGAGCGGTTGTCGGTCGATGAGCTCTTGAATCCGCTGATCGGCGGCCGCGACCACGCTCGACGCGGTCCCCAACACCACCGCTTTCACGACGTAGATCAGCGCGCGGAAGGTTTCCCCGTCGTTCAATTCGTAGAGGCCCCGACTGGCCGAGAGACTCACGATCGCAAATCGCGTCGACCCGATCGGGGCCAGGTCGTAATAGATGCCATCGGGGAGCGACGCGGTCAGTGCGGCGTCGGCCGCGAGCTTCCCGATCAGCGCCTTTTCCACTTCGGTCGCGTTAATCACGGGCGCCCCTGACGACGAGCCCTTTCGCTTCGACCATCTGCGCGACGGCGACGACGGCGTCCCGCCGCGCGCGTTCCGAAATCGGGAGAAACGTCGCGCGGGGCCGTTGGCGAAACGACCCGAATTCGAAAATGTGCGCATACGGGGCCGACGTCACGAGCGTGTAGAGCGTCGCGACCCCGCGCGCGACCCGCTCGACGACCCGGACCCCCGCGCGGAGCGTGCCCGTCACGCTGGGATAGGCCGCAACGACGTCCGCTTGTGCTTTGCGCGCGCGGCTGAGGAGGATCGGCGCCGAGTCGCGTTTCGCCGACTCTGGCAACGCGGCCAGCTCCGCGCGCAGTTCCTTGAATCCGGTCAGGACGAGTTGATTCGGCATGATCCCTCAGTGCGGGAGGATCGGCCACGGGATCATCGACGCGGTGAGAAACGCCAGCCCCGCGGCGACCAGACGCGAGTAGTAGGGCTGGCTCATCGGGAGCGCGGCGAGGACGAAACAGACCAGCGCGAAGAGGAGCAGTAAGAGTCGAATCACAATGCAACCTCCCTCCGGATCAAATCGTTTCGACCGCAAACAACCAGAGCTCGATCTTGCGTTCCTTCGGCGACGCGACCCCGGTAATCCGAAACGTCCGGCCCTCGAAGAGCATCCGCGCGTCGACTTTCACGTCGGGCCGATAGCGGCCCCGGATGATGTGGGTCGCCGTCGCGACGATCGTCCCCGCCGTGTTCCGTTCCAGGTCGCGGACGGTCGCCGGCTGGATCGCGACGGCCCATGGAGGATCCAGATCCGCCCACACGTCGATCGTCCCCCCGTCCCCGTCCGGAACCGTGGTCGGGGTCTGAAAGCGCGCGACGTGCCGAAAGTCACCGATCCCCATTTACGCCAGCGCCGGATCGCGCGACCGTCGACAGAGATTCGCGATCGCTTCCCACACGCGGTCGTCGTGCGCGGACCCGGGCCCGAGCTCGTCGCCCCGATTCTCGTACAAATGCCCGAGGAGCAGCAGCACCGCGGAGGCAATGAAGGGCGGGACGGTCGTATCCGTCCAGCTCGGATCGTTCCGATCTTTCAGGTAGTCGCGGATCGTCGCGCTCGCGGCGGTCACCTTTTGCTGGACGTCGACGTCATGGTCGGTATCCGCGATCCGGAGGTGCGTTTTCGCCGTCTCGAGCGTGACCAGATCGGGATCGGTCGGGGCCCAAATCGTCATCGGGCACCGTCCCGCCCGCGTTTGACCGCCAGGGTCCAGGCGGGCGCCCCGTCGCCTGGCCGGGTCGTCGTTGCGTCGTTGGCGTGCCAGAGCGATCCGCCCCAGGTCACGACGTCGCCCCGCTCGTACACCTTCCCGACCACGTACACGCCCCGGTACAGCATCGCGGGGATCTTGATCGCCCGTTCCGCCTTGAGCTCGCCCCGGGCCCATCGAATCGTGATCGTCCGCTCCCCGTCGTGCTCGACGCTCGCGTCCTCGAATCCGAGCCCGTCGGCGCCAGCCGGCCCCGGCGGGCCGGGAGGCCCCGGCACGGGCCCCAGCGCCTCTAGGGACGCGATCAGATCCTTGACGGGCCCAACGGTCGCCGCGGTCGTTTCGAGGGCCTTGACCCGCGCGACGACCGGCGTCAGGGCCGCGCGGACGGCGTGCTCCATGGCGTCGACGAGCACCGCCGATTCGTCCAGCGATTTCTCGTACGACTCTTCTTCGAGGACCGCCGTACAGATGGCCGCGGCCGAGTGCTCGTCGTGGCCCTTCGCCTGGACCTTCTCCCAGCATCGGTGCCACTTCTCGGAGTGATGGCGCGGCTCAGAGTCCATCCGTCACGCCCTCCCAATCCTTTCGGAGCAAGGCAAGCGCGAGCTCGCCCCACGGGCGCGCGCTCTTCGTCTGGTCGACGGGCTCAGGCTCCGCCGGCGGGGCAATCGCGGGGGTCGGGGTCGGGGCGGGCGTGACCAGCATCGGGTGTTTGTCCCGCTCGTCGAGCGCGGCCAGGGAGTAGTTCTGTTGTTGCATGTACGGCGTGTCGCCGCCCTTGACACTCCCCAATCCGAAGTACTTTTTCCGCGCTTCGTTGGGCGCCATCGCGCCGGCGCCGATCGCTTCGGCGGCCGCTTTCGTTTTCGTCGCCGTGTCCATGTAGATCAGATCGTCGATGTCGAATTCGGTCCCATAGGTGGTCCCCATGAGCCCGAGGCCTTCGTCGAGCGCGTTTTCGCACGACGTGATGTGAGTTTGCAGGCACTGCGAGTAGTACTGCTGTTCCATCGGCTCGACGCTCGAGAAGGTCTGGGGCGGGCCCACGCCGATCATGAAGCCGGGCACGTGGAAGCACGCGCAGATCGTTTCCGCCGTCCAGCGGAGTTGCTCGATCAGTTGCGCATCGGCCGCGTTGACCGTCATGGCTTCGTACTTGAGCCCGTCGCCCAGGACCGCGACCTTGCCGATATTCGCGCCCGTGAAATTCGTATCCCAGTAGTCTTTCAGTCGCTTGGCCGTCTCGTCGGCAATCGCCCCCGGGGCGGTCAGCACGCCCCCGGGCGCGGCCCCACCGGCGAAAAACTTGTTCGATGTCGTTTGGATCGTGTTGCCCTGGAGTGCGGCCAACCCGCACGCGTACAACGGCGTCACGCCGATGAGCGGGTG